CATTAAAAATATAGACAGAGGCATGAAACGAACTTCAGCAAGTTCGTATTTCAACAACAGACCTACATCTAATGTCTTAGACGCAAGTGAAGATTCAAATATGTTTGTTAGAAACCTACTGAGCGAAGTTCCTGACAGCAGACAGATTGATTTTAAGTCTATAGTTAAAGAGCAAGAAGCTTTTAATGTTAAAAAACAAGAGGCCGTGCAAGATAGACTAGATACAACGAACCTTCAAATACAGGCAGATAAAGTTACATCTCGTGTAAACGAAAAGCGTGGCAAAATATTTAAATCAGAAAGTGATGAGCTTGTTGAGTACATGTATAAAAATCAATATGTGGGTAAACCTATAAGAGACACAGATGTTGAATTTGTTCCTAATCAGCCTTTTAGGAATCAAAAGCAGGCTGCTCGTCACAATATAGCGATGGTCATTAGAGATGCTAGAGCACAGGGGGTAAAGAGAATTTACTTTCCTGATTCCAAAGATGTGGCAAAACTTAGAGGGCAGGATCCATCAGCGTTTAAAATTACTTATGACGAGGCTCCTAAAAAATATATAGAAGAGCTAAAAAAGGAATTTCCTGATCTTAGCACAGGCAAACTGACTCCAGATGAGTTTGTAGAAAATCATATAGGTGATTCAGATGTAGATCATCCAGTGACTTATTTAGATTTAGACTTTAGTAAAAGCGATGAATCGATAATTGGTAGAGATAACTTACTGCCTCGCAGATACAAGCGCGGCGGCAAGGTTGACATGCGTTCTGGTATCGGTGACTTATTTAAGGTATATTCATAAAATGCGTAGTGACAAAGAAATTATGAGACAGGCTGACAGGGATGTAACAAAGCTCCCTGACAACGAGTACGATAGATTTCTTGTGCTTGAAAAAATCAAGCGGGAGAGAATGGCTAAGTTGGCAAAAGCTGATGGCGGCATGATCAAGGGCTTTAGTCCTATTGCCCGTCCACAACGATTTAAGGGAGTGTTTTAATGTCCGGTAAAAAAAACAAGAGTGTTAAAGCAAAGACCACAGAAATGTCACCAGAAGCTTTAGAAGCAATTCGGGATACTGAAAAGTCTGGAGAAACTTTTAAGCCTAAAAAAATGGAGCCTGATAAACCAATCAGTGAGGAAGACAAAAAAGACATTAAAAGCTTAATTAAGAATGCAAAGTCCGGCGGCACATTCAATGGTAGAGCCATTATGAAAAAGCGCGGTGGAACATTTAAGGGAGTATTCTAATGTCTCTTGTAGATCCAGAAACCAATACCACGAAGCGAGGGCCGAAAAAGAAGACTGTAAAGACAGCATCTCTTGATGCAGTTATACAGCTTGCCCCTATGGCTGGAGAGATTGGTGAAGCTTTGATGTATGGGACAGGTGCGCTTGGTGCTGGTGCGCTTGGCGTTATGGGCAACAAGGCCAGAAAGCTTATGAAAAAAGGCGACGCTGCGTATGAAAAGGCCGTGAGTGGCAAGAAACGTGGTGGCGCTATTATGAAAAAGCGCGGCGGAACATTTAAGGGAACCTTCTAATGGCTATTGAACCAAGACAGATTGCAGGAATGATGGAGCAGGCTATGGGACCGGGTGGTCCGGCGATGCCTGAACAGGCCATGACCGAGGTTCAAGTACCGTTGCCCGGTATGGAAGATCTTCCGCCCGGTATTGAGATTGTTGGTNNNGANGANNNNGTTGAGGTNGAGGCCGAGGTCTATGATCACAATGCAAATCTGGCCGAGGTTCTTGATCAATCCATACTTGGTTCTTTGTCATCAGATCTTGGGGGATTAGTTGATGAGGACAAGGAAGGTCGTTCTGAATGGGAAGAGTCCATATCCAAGGGTTTGACGTTACTGGGCATTAATTATGAGGAGCGGTCTGAGCCGTTCGCGGGTGCCAGTGGTGTGACGCATCCTTTGTTATCTGAGGCGATTACGCAGTTTCAGGCGCAGGCATATAAAGAGATGTTACCACCGGGTGGTCCTGTAAAGACGCAGATCTTGGGTGAGCAATCTCGTCAGGTTGAGGAGCAGGCTCAACGTGTTAAGGACTTTATGAACTATCAGATTACGGAAGTGATGGAGGAGTTTGATCAGGACACGGATCAGATGTTGTTTTATCTGCCGATTACTGGTTCTACGTTTAAGAAGGTCTATTTTGATCCAACGAGGCAACGGGCGGTATCGAAGTTTGTTCCTGCCGAGGATCTGGTTGTTCCGTATCATGCGTCTGATTTGAGGACAGCAGAGCGGTACACACATATTGTTCGGATGAGTGAGAACGAAATCCGCAAGATGCAGGTAGGAGAGGTATATAGAGATGTTGATTTATCTCCAAGCGAGGATGACGATTCTGATTCAACAATTCGCGGCAAGGCTGACGAGATTCAGGGATTACGTTCAGGCTATTCTGATGAAATGTTTACGCTTTTTGAAATCCATGTGGACTTGGATCTTGAGGGATTCGAGGATATGGATGCGGAAGGTGAGCCAACAGGCATTAAGCTTCCTTACATTGTTACGATGGACGAAGCTTCGGGAGAGATTCTTTCGGTAGTACGAAACTATCGTGAGCAGGATCCGATGCGCCGGAAGCGTCAGTACTTTGTACATTACAAGTTTCTGCCCGGTTTCGGGTTCTATGGTTTTGGTTTGTTGCATATGATAGGAGGACTGTCCCGTGCTGCTACATCTATTCTCAGGCAACTTATCGACGCTGGTACACTCTCCAATTTACCGGGTGGTTTCAAGGCTCGTGGTGTTCGTATCAGGAATGACGATGAGCCTGTTAACCCGGGTGAGTTTCGTGATCTTGATGCTCCCGGCGGCGATATTCGCAATGCTATTATACCACTCCCTTACAAGGAACCTTCTGGAACGCTGGCTCAATTACTTGGGGTGGTCGTTGATTCGGGTAGACGATTTGCACAGGTTACGGACACCAAGGTCGCAGATGTCAACTCCAATGCTCCCGTGGGAACTACAGTGGCTCTCATCGAGCAGGGATCAAAAGTAATATCAAGTATTCACAAGCGGCTGCATTACGCTCAGAAGAATGAGTTCCGTATGCTAGCTGAGATATTCCAGAACAACCCTATGCCGTATCCATATGCTATCGGGGCAAATGTAAACCCCGCTATCATGGCACAGGACTTCGACGGGCGCGTAGATATCCTCCCTGTATCTGACCCGTCGATTTTTTCTATGGCGCAGCGCCTGTCTCTTGCACAGACACAGTTGCAGTTAGCACAGGCCGCGCCGCAGATGCACAATCTGTATGAAGCCTATCGCCGGATGTATGATGCGCTGGATGTCAAGAACATCGACTCGATCTTGCCACCACCGCAACCACCACAACCTATGGATCCGGCAACGGAAAACTCAATGGCTTTGAAGGGTCAACAGTTGCAGGCATTCCCGCAGCAGGACAGCATGGCTCACATTCGTGTGCATGTTGCCATGATTCAATCCCCTGCCATTCAAGCTAATCCGCAGGCTTTTGGTGTTTTACAGGCGCATATACAAGACCATCTGGCTATCTTTGCTCGTGACGTTATTATGGACATGTTTGAACAGGTCGTAATAAAGGCAAGGGAGGAAGGTGAAGTTATACCTCAACTTGATCCAAACGCTATCGAAGCAGCGGTTGCACAACAAATTGCTGATACGTTAGAACAGCTTGCTCCTATGCTCAAGCCGCAGACACCACCTGATCCTTTGGTTCAGATACGTCAGCAGGAATTGCAGAATGACACGCAAGAGATTCAGCGTAAGATGCAGAACGATGCGATGGACTTCCAGATTGATCAGGCCAAGTTGCAGCAGGCTTATGACACGGCGGTGCAGCGACGGGTGTTGCAGGAACAGATTGCAAACGACAGAAACGAAGTGAATGTTTATCGTATTAACACACAGGCTGATTTAAAACGTGAGAGGTAAATGTATCAGGCGATTGTTGTTGCTTGCATGATATCCAACATGGAGATCTGCGTAACTTTTGAGGGGCAACAGTGGTTTGACATAGAGCGGACATGTAAGGTCAGGGCGCTGGGCATGGCAAGTGATGTACACAAGTACTACAAAGGCTACAAACCAGTCAGCTACAATTGCAGAGCCATGCCTAAGGGTCAACTGTCTAGGTAATAGGGGTACGGTTTGATATGTATGAGTACAAAATTAAGGAAGTAGTTAAGGTGGTTGATGGTGACACCGTTGATATACTCATAGATCTTGGCTTTGATCTTACCAAAAAAGAGCGTGTTAGACTGACTGGTATTGATACACCAGAGTCCAGAACCAAAGACTTGGAAGAGAAAAAACTTGGTCTTGAGGCCAAGGATTTCTTGGAGCGCCGTTTGTCAGAGTGTGAAAAACTGTGGGTAGCTACGGAAAAAGACGGCAAGTACGGGCGAATGCTTGGGACTATCTGGTGTGGTGTTATGAACATTAACGAAGAAATGGTCAGTCGTGGTTATGCTTGGGAATACGATGGCGGCAAGAAAGAGAAGAACTTGGATGACCTCAGAACGATTAGAGGTATCATTTGAATGAGCTTGAGAGAATATATTCTGGTGATTTCTATGTGGGGCAGTGACGGAAGCACGGATCATTACATTGGACAGATGAGCTTGCAGCAGCCCATGAGCCGAGTACAATGTCACTGGATGTTAGAGGATAAAAGATGGTCGGCGGCTTATGACAATAAGCATTACAAAATGGCTATGCATTGTTTTCCAAAAGATTGTGCGGGGAAATCTATTTGTGAGTGAAGAAAAGAAAAAACCTGTTGAGGTTAATGTTGGGCAAAACAGCTTTGAGCTAGTGCTTCGTATACTCGGTAATGAGTTTGTTGCCATTAAGATTGGATCAACCAATTTCAGCGGTAAGCTAATAGCTGGTTCAATCTTGCTGCTGTTCTTTACCTTTATCATGCTTGAAGTGTTTGGCCTGTCAAAAGTTCTGGGAGTTGAGTAATGGCTTCAAAGTTAAATGAAGGTAGCGAATTTACCATCCCCTTAAAAAACCTGATAGGACTGATAGTTTTTACAGGTCTGTCAGTCTG